GTAAGTTTTACGATTTTTTCTATTGCGTAAATACCAACTAAAACATATTCCCAATTTGCTGCTATCCATTCAGTCATTGTATTCTCCTATTAGAATTGTAAGATTGCGTAATCATATTTTAATGTTAAACTAATTTCTGCAGGGTCACTTGATGCGTAATCCATGTCACCAAAGTTTGCTGTTTGTATGTATGTACCTTTCAGTACCCATTCTTCAACAATATCTCCTACTGGCCCTAACATATTAAATGTAACATCTTTTTTGTAAAAATCTGAGTAACCATCACGACCTGTTACTGATTCGTGAGATAATCTAACCCATTCCATAACAGCTTGTGCAGCTGAAGGGACTACAGGGTCGTATAATGTAACTTCAATTGGTTGCCAAGCACCTTTACCTTTAATATATCTTTTAACATTGATATGGTCTAATACTATTTCTTCAAATTCAATAGTTGGCCTATTTGCAGTTTTAATCAAATATGCAGGTATTCCTTCAACGTTCATTACAAATCTGTTTTTCGTTTTTGGTTCAAACGGTGTAAACATAATTTGTGAAGGGTCTAATGTAGCCATTATTTATTCTCCCGTAAAAAAAAAATCTCTTTAAATTCCATTCATAAATAAATATCAATTAAACAAATTTTTAGTTATTTACAGAAAAAGAAAAACCCCACGTTTAAATGGGGTTCTTCATTGTACATTAACGTTACTTATAAGTCAAACTTATTCAGGAAACGTAGCTCCTGTAGGTTGAACAACAAAATCAAGTACGATAAACTCTGCAGTTCTCGTAGGTTGAACAAATATCTGTCCAACTAATTGATTTCTATCCACAACATCTGGAGTATTATTGGAATCGTCCATTACTACTCTGAAAGCACTTAAGCCACTATTGGATTGTACTTGTTCAAGATAAGGATTTACAATATTCAAGAATCTATTTCTTAATGCTTGAGTATTTTGTTCAAATACCAAGTATCTTGATGAACTTGCAATAAACTTTCTTACTGCAATCAACAATCTACGAACATTTATTCTGTCAAGAGCAGATGGTTTGGATTGTAGTGTTTTTTGTCCGAATACTACTACACCTTGACCTGGGAAAGAAGCAATTGGATTGATTCTGTTCTCATACAAGTCATCACGTTCTGCGTGAGTCAATCTTGTCTTGGCTTCTAATACTGTAGTCAATCCACCACGATTCAATCCTGCTGGAGCGAACCATTCGTGAGCTACTCTATCAGTAAACGATATCACACCAGGTAATACTACTGATGGTGGTACCCATACTGGCCTATTAGTGTCTCTATCTCTTATCTTTACCCAAGGATAGTATGTAGCTGCATAATTTGTATCAAGTGTTTTGATTGTATTCTTTACAGTTGATATTGCATCATCTTTACCAGATGCATCTAAAATATAAAGAGCATCAGCACGAGCTTCTGTTTTTGATATTGCATGATTAGATACAGTCGAGTGTAATGAATGTATTACACCTGGTGTAACTAATAAATTAATATCAAATTCATCAGGATTACTTATAGCATTAATTGCTCTCTTATAGGCTATTGAACCGCTGGATACTGCAGATGTCATATCAAAACCTTGTGAATTAGCCGATGTAATGTCTGAACCAACAGAGTAAGGAGTTGCTGGATTACTACCATCAAATCCCCATTGTAAAGGAGCAACAAACTTTAATTGTTGTACTGCAGAAGCAGTAAGTGAATTTTTTACATCACTACCAGCAAATTGTGTTGATAATGAAGTATCGAAGTCATCGGTACCAAAAAAGTCTTCAACGCTCATAGTTACGTTATTCCCTGTAGCTGCACTATAAGGAACTGGTGCAAGGTATTGAGAGTTGTCTGCTGCCGGATGTGAGTCTATAAAATTAATACCATAAGAAACGCTACTATCAAATGTTCCATTTGCATCTGTTTGAGATGTTTTAAAAGATGCACTTGGAATATTACTACCACCTGGAACAGTATTATATACTGCCGCGTGTCCCATTGGAACAACTGTTTTTGGATACTTAAAAACTCCATCTTCTTCCATATCTGCATAATCACCAATTCTAATATACTTACTCAAGTTTGGATAATTACCATAATATGTTAGCTTACCATTAGAATCTATTTCAACCCATCTATCACCAATCATTTTAGCAAAATAGTTTGCTGAATTAGGGTCAAATGTACACTTAGAAAATTGTTCTAAAATACTACCATTCTCGATATCAATCACCTGTATATCAAATGTCCCATAGTCTGAACCTGAAACATCATCAGCTGACACTATGTTTACAAAGTTTATTCTGTATGCTGTGTTTATGTCTGTACCATGTGAACGACTATAAACTGTAAATAAAGTATATCTTGTGTTATTTATTCGTTGTGATTGTATTTCTGGTGTTCTGGCAAACATATAATCTTGGTTACCAGTAAAAGATGAAGCATTACCTTTACTATCAAAAGTAGTGTTACCTGTTACGAAGTCTAAACCATTATTAGTTACTATTGCTGAAGCAGAATATTCAAGTGGTACTGGGTCTGAACCTGAACCACTTAGGTTCATAGCTGCGTGTTTAAATATTTTATAAACGTATACTGATGCGGTGTTTTGTCCTGATTTTGTTGACTGTGGACTGGAACTTATTACTCCACCAGTATCACTTTCTGCTACAAAACTTTCACTACCTGTATTAAATGAAAGCGTGTAAGTTTCTGCAGAAACATTACTACCTGAAACAGTTAAAATAAATGAGTTATGATTTCCACCTGCAGCTATTGAAGTTGCACTTAAATCACCAGTACCACTTGAACCACGTGAAGGTGCTAATATTGCAAGTGAATGTGATACTCCTGTGTTTGCAGCTCCCATATCTTTAACAACAAGTTGTATTGAATCTGCTTGATATCCACCGATACCAAGTACTCTAACTACTGTTACAACTCCTGCACTTCTTAAATATTGCTCTACAGTATACGGTGTGTAAAATCTTGCATCCATCCCACCAAACATATCTTCAAAATCTTGAAATGATGTTAATTGAGTTGGTGTAAATGCTGGTCCTCGTTTTGTGGGTCCAATGATAGCTGCACCTATTTCACCTATCGCTTGGGGTAAAAATGATACATCTCTTTCTCTGGTAAATACGCCTGGCGATACAATTCGTTCTGCCATACTTTTTCTCCTAAAATCTTATGGTTTTATATGTAAAAATAAATATACTTAGTCTACTATAAGTATAAAGTAGCTCGTCCAAAGTAAGGTTTTAAGCGAGTTTTTTTAAAAAAAAGTATTAAGTTGATGGTGTAAATACACCTGTTGCTGGGTCTAATTGACCTGGCCCGTACTTATCATTTAAAGTTTTAACTAAATCACGTTCTTCTTGTTGAACTGATTGATATTCAGTTTCAACCTCTTCGGTGCGAATTTGAATAGCATCACTTTGTTGATTTGCAATTAATTTTTGAATTGCAAGCTGCCCTAATTGATTTTGTTTTTCCTGGTAACTTGTCTGTAACCCTTGTAATGATTGTAACTCATCGTCTGTGAATTTCGTTTGTTCTGGTACTGGTTGCATTTTAGGTGCATCTGTAACTTTTGTTGTGTCAGCCATAACTATATTCTCCTATATTTTTATAGTTTTATGTTTAAATAAATATCATATTATATTTGTAAATACACTTTTTTTTTAAAGTTCAATAACCTTATATAAACGGTCTGTGTCATCTGACCCAGTTAGTTCATTCATTTTTGCGGTTGAAGCTGATACAGCATTGCTACCACTATATTCCCACAATTGGTCAGCACTCCCACTTAATTTAGCTACCCAAATATTTTCTCGTCTCATATTATATGGGTCATTAAAAGTATTACCATTTCTATCAACACTTGAGGTTGGTGCTGGTGATAATTGTTTAACTACTCTATAAGCCATTATTTTCTCCGTTAATTGTTGGTTCTCTTCCTATATATGCCACTCTATATTCCTCTATTTAATATAAATATTAATTTTTTAATTCTTCAATTTCTTTTTTAAGTTCTGTTACTTGTGAAGATAATTCTTGTACTGCTTTTATAAG